CCTTTCTTTTTGGGCGGCACGGCATAGGCCAGCGACCCTATCAAAAGAAAAATTGCGGTTTTAGATTTAGCCATGATGGCCTCCTATTTTCGTTAATGGCGTTTCGCGCATAGAGGCGGGGCCAATGAAACGGCGACGCACGGGGCGCCGCCGTTTGATAACCTCGCCGCGCGTTAGGCGACTTTGCGATACCACTGGCAATTCGGATCGCCTGGCACAACCAGCGGCGCGGATTGCGTCATAATGTGGCGACGGCCCGGGTCTTTATCGGTCCACGATTTAGAAATGAACTCACCCTGAATTGGGTTCATAGGATCACTACCAATATCGGCGGCGATATCATCATCCAAAATCGCGCCGTGCAGCTGGCTACCTTGCGCCGCCTCGACCGTACTGCCCAGAACAACTGAATTTGTCGCCAGCGTGCGTTTGACGACGCCGTCCTCGGGGTCTTTGTACCAGCCAGAATAGACGTGAAGCGTCGGCCCTGCCGCGCCCATTTTGCCCTGGACGACCGCGCCCTCTTTAATCGCAACCGCCAAATCTGCCAGCGCCGTATTTCCAAGGAAATCAGTATTGATTTGCTTTTCAAACAACGCATCCGCGCGGAACTTTTTCCACGCATCAACCGTAAACACGATATCCGTGACTGGCGTGCCATTTTCGAGCAAATACGCTTCGCACCAGTCCTCTAGGTCCGAAACAGGGCTGACGCCCGATTCGCCCCAGCGCGCCGCGCCCGCAAGGGTTTCCTGCGCCTCGGCTTTGCGCCCGTAATTGAGCGAAACAGACGGGTAAGACGCGCCAGCAATGACAAGCCCGCCCGTCATAAGAACTTCACCCGCCATTTGTTCCTTGCGGTACGAAATGCCGTCAATGTGACGCTGCAGGGTTTGCGCGATCGCCGCGTTGCGCCGCTGGTCGGGTGTTAAGCTACCGCCGCCGATTGCTTCGCCCATTTGACGGCGAAACGCCTTAACAGGGTCAAGCGTCGTTTTTGGCTTCAAATAGGCGGGCGTGAACTCTTTCGCGGTAAAGCCAAGATTTTCCATCACCTTGCCTTCAACCAGCGGCGACACGTAAGGCAAGGCCATACGGTCAGACGCTTCATAGTCGAAAACAACTTTTTCTTCGTCTGACGTAACAATGGTTGGAAAGAAAATGCCCAAAAGCGCCGTTTGCGGACGCTTTAGGCCAGGGATGACCCGTGCAAGGGTCAGGGTTGAATACAGGTCCATGACGGGCCTCCGGTTTAAGATTTTGATAGGGTGATAAATGAACAGGCGACGCGCGCGCCGCCTTGTCCGATTAGCCTTGCGGCTGAAAAATTAGCGCGGCCGCTATTTCAGGAAAATGCCGCGCGCGATTAGATCATCTTTGACGCCTGCAACCGTGAAGGATCCAGACAGATTGATTTTATTCGTGTTGACGGCGCCCGCCTTCAGAACAACGCCAACCGCGTCGCCGCCGGTTGCATCAACCGTTTCCAACAGGATCGCGGTAGGGGTTTCGGTGCCGTTGCTGGCCCCTGCGGTTGATACGGCAAACTTGCCAGACGCCGTGACCTTGCCCAGAACCATGCCCGCCGTGTAAGCGGTGCCGGTCAAAAGCGTTACCGGCTCGGCCGTGTAGTCTGCGCCCTCGGCAATAATGCCATTTGGGTCATGCGGGGTTGCCGCGGTAAATGAGGCTCGTTCCATGAGTCTCTCCTTTGTTAATTTTTAGGGTTAGGAAAAGTCAGGCGAGCCTCGCCAGACGGGGTGATTAAAGGACGTTTGCCGTCTTAGCATCCGCAAGGATTTGCGCCGCAATGCCGTCCGGCGAATCTGGCGCAGGGGCGTCGCCGCCATTTGCGGACAGTTTTGGATCCGTGACGGTCGCGCGGGGGTCTTTTGCGGCAAGGGCAAGGGTTGCCTTTGCGCCTTTGACCGTTGCACCCGGCTGAAATGCCAAATGCTGCGCCAGTGCGGCGCGGCCCTTGGCCTCGGGCAGGTTCATAATTGCCTGCGCGGTTGCCATTTTATCACCGTCTTTGTCACCGTCTTTGTCAGTATCTTTGTCGGCGGCTTTTGGCGCGTCTTCAGCGTCATCTTCAGCGGCTGGCTTTTTCTCTATCGGGTTGCCGTCATCATCCAATTCCGGATCGTCATCATCCTCGGCCGCTGGTTTTTTGTCTTCGTCTTCAACCGCTGGCTTTTTATCATAAGGCGCGTCTTCATTCGCAAGGATCGCTTTGGCGTGCGAAATGCGGCCCAGCGCAGGCCCTTCAGCCAACAGAACGGCTTTTGCCTTGGATCCTTTCGGCAGGGCGGCGATTGCGGCCGCGATTCGGGCTTCGGGCTTGCCGTCACCAGACAGGGCGGTCAGGGCTTTAAGTGCTGCAGACATTGCAGGCTCCTTTTCAGTTAAGCGCGCGCTTGATTGCGCCGCTGGTTGGGTCGGCGTTGGCCCCGCCGCCGGGGTAAGGGGTTGGGAAAGTGACGCGCGCAGGGCTTCAAATGCCTGTTGCTCACTTTCGATTGCATCGACCAAACCAAGGGCAAGGCCAGAATGTGCAGGGTCATCATTTTTTGCGCAGTAACAGCGCGCCTCGGTTGCAATAATGCTTTCGGTCGAAAGCGACGGCCGCCCACAATTAACGGCCGCCACAAAATCGCGGCCAACCTGATCAATTATTGACTGCATATGCACCAGTGTCGCATCATCTAAGGGCGCATGACTTGAAAAACCGACCTTGTGTGCGCCAAAATGTATTGGCGTAATTTTAACGCCCGCCTTATCAAGTGCGCCACTCACATCCGTATGAATGACAACCGCGCCAATAGATCCGACCATGCCCGCGCGGCTGGCGGTTATGCGGTCGCCTTGCGCGGCAATCCAATAGCCCGCACTAAGGCAATTTTCAGCATGGATATGAATTGGCTTGCCACCAGCGCGCCCGCGCCGCTCGCGCATCATTTCGGTCAGGCTATAAATGCCGTCATGCACGACGCCGCCAGGCGTATCCATGCGAATAAACAACGCTTCGACGCGCGGGTCATCCATTGCCGTCTCAATCGCCGCCGAAATTGAATCGTAACCGTGATACCAAATCCCGCAAAATTCGGACCCCTCGGCGTCGATTGCCGTGTCGATATTCAGGCAAGCGATCCCGTCTTTTAAGGACATGCCCCAATCCAGCACGTCATCCGCGTCACCCATCCAAAGCGGGGCGTAAGCGTAACCGCCAGCGGACATAGGATCGCTTTCGACGTAATTGTCATCATCATACCACGCCGCGGGCTTCATGCCGCGCGCGCGTTGCCACGCCGTAAAGCGTTGATTTGACTCTAAGGCGGTCGGGCTGGCGGCGCTGATCATATCGACCAGCCGCGTTGCGCCCTCGGCCGTCATCAACAAAGGACGGGCAAGGGCTTTCGATAGGCGCGCCTGCAAGTGTGCGTGTTTTGACATATTTTAGGGCTTTCCGTTTGCGCCAGCTGGCGGCTCTGGCGGGTCATCCGGCGGCGTCAATGCGATAATTTCCGCAATCGGTTTCGGCTCGGGCAAGCCCAGCTTTTCACGCTCGCGCGCTTCGCGGGCACGTTGGGCGTAAGTGCTGCGATAGTCTTTGCCCTGACGCGCGGAAATTTCTTGCTGGCTGGCCCCGCCTAGCGCCATTTCAATGCCTGCGCCCGTTGGCTCTTTTACTGGATCAACCCAGCCGCGTCCCGGTCCAAGCCATAGGCCATTCAACCACGCGCGCGGATTTTCATAAATATCGGGCGCGCCGTCTGGCGCGGTGATTTCGCCCGTGCCCAGCGCATCATCAACCAGCGCCAACAGAACCGGCTGCGCGACCTTGGCAACAAATAGGTCAATGAAACTTTCAACACTGCGCCAGACCTCGAGCAAGGCGGCGCGGGCGCTTGAATAATTCACCTGCGACCAGTCCATCGTCATTTGTTCGTAAGAAATATCTAGCGCCGCCGCGATATGGCGCGAAAATGTGCGACTGAACGCCTCAAAATCGCCGCCGTCTTTTGAAGCGGTCAACATTTCCAATTTTTCGGTCGGGAATAGTTTTGCGATCCGCGTGCCGTCCGCTAGGCGCGGGCCTTTGTCGCCGTGAAACGCATCCGACGCCTGCGCGAATTTTTGCATATCATCAATCGACAGCGCATCCTCGGCACTGGCGGTTGAGCGATCCGTGTGGATGACCATTGCCATGACCGCGCGCACGACCGCGCTTTGAATTTCCGCGTCAGTGTAACGCGATAGGTCTTTGAACTTGCGCAGCGTCGCCATCAACGCGCCCCAGCCGCGTACCTCGCCCGCGCGCTCTTTACGGCGCAAGTGCAGCACAACCGGACGCCCGAAATCAGACTCGCGCGGCACCCGTGTCCACGAAAACGGCGACGCGCCGCCCGTGTACCATTCAGACGGGTGCGCGTTGCGGATATGATAGGCCACAACCTGCCGCCCATCCGTTTCAATGCCCGCGCGCAAACGGTCAGTGTCCATTTGCATTTGCGGATTACTTACGCGGTCAGGATCTACAACGTGCAGGCTGGTGCGATATTTGAACCCAAACTTTGGCACGTCATCCCAGCGCAAAACCACGAAAGCCTCGTTATCGCGGAAATAATGGCGGGCCATTAGATTGCACAGACCGCCCCAACTTTCGTCACGTTCCCAATCGCAGCGCCAAAGCGCATCCTCGGACCATTCGCGCCAAACGCGCTCAATTTGATCCGCCAGGGCAAAGCCTTGCTCGGCATCAATCCCTAGCGCCTCATAATCGGGCAAAGCGGAAAAGCGCACGCCGCGCATCCCGACCGCCATATCGACTTTGCGATTGATCGCAGCGACCGCCAGCGGTTCATTTTTGACAAGATCGCGCGCGCGTGACACCGCGATATCACGGCCCCCGCCCCGCGCCTCGGCATCCGGCGCAGACAGTGAAGGCGTCCAGCCCATGAAACTCGACCCGCCGCGCGTTGCACCTTCAGACACGCTGGCGCTAATCGCGGGCAAGGTGCCGCCCGATTGCGTCCGCGCTTGAACGCGGCGCAGGGCTCTAATGCGGGCAGGGTTTAGCGTCATAGAAACACCTCGAAAATTTAGACCGCGCGGCATGGGAAGGAAACGCAAATCAGGGGAGTGAGACCCCGACCACAATGAACCGCCGCGCGGTCATGGTACCCAGCGCGTTAATATGCGCGCCAGAACAGCCAAACTTGGAAAATGGGACAACGCGGCGCGATCAGCGACAATCGGGACAGATCCGCGTTGCAAAATTGACCAGCCCTGCGCCCGGTCTGGCGACCTTATCGGCTGGCAATTCGTTGACCCTTTCGGGATTGGCTTCCCGACCTCGGGAAGCCAATGGGCAAAAACCTTCACCCGTTAAAAATGGCCGGGTTCCTCGAGCCCTCAGCCCGGTTCATGCGCCAGCGGCGCGGAACCCGCTAAATAGCGCGACCAGCGCGACAAAAACGGTTTATAAAACCACCCTAATCGCCCCGCTGCGCTTATATTTTGGATCGCAGCCGCAATCGGCAAGCGCGTCCTTTGTGTCGCGGATTTGTCGGCGGATTTCGCCGCCGTCAGCGCCCGAAAACCGCACTTTACGGCCCGCATAAGCGCTTTCATCGACCCGTGACGGGTTGGCGATTGCCAACAGGTTTAAGTCCAGCTGGGCAAGGTTTGCCTTTAAGGTTTCGCAATCGGCGCAACTCATTGACCAAACCCCTCAACCATTTTGCAAAACCAATGAACCAGCACCGCGCCTGTAAAAAACAGACCAATACCCGCGAAAATAAAAAGCGCGCAAACCATCTAGATCTCACCCCTCGCGCGTTTGCCCATTTCGGCAAGCGCGGCTTTTTCTTCATCCGTTAGCCCTTGCGGCTTGGCCTCCGCCTCGGCTGGCGCGGGCGCCGTGACGCCTTGCCAACGCAATTCAAGCCCGCCCGCATCAACCAAAGCCGGATCCACGTCAGGCGCGGCGGCGGCGTATTCATCCGCCCAGCGTTGCGCGTCCCAATTATCCATTTGCAGCGACCACGCGGCCGCCAAATTATAGACGCCAAGGTCAAGCGCTTCGTTCGCTTGGCCCGCGACCTTTACCCATTGGCCGTAAGGCTTTTTCGGGTCATCAAAATCAAGCCGTTCGGCGGTTAATTGTTTCGCCTCATCCTCATCCAAATCGGACGGGAATAGGATTGCGCGGGCGGGCAAGGGTTTACCCTTTTCCGCCGTTAAACCATCCGCCAGACCGCCATAAAGGCGCGCCTTTAGCGTGTGCGTCCCGATTTGCAGCGGCGTAATTTTCGACACGACACGGCCCCGAAATTTGACCTTTCGGACGGTCGCCTGCGTCACGGGTGCGGCTTCGTGTTGCTTTGCACCCTTGGCGCCGAAAATCGCAAACACACCTTGCGCGCCGCGTGCGCGGGCGTAGCGGTAAACGTCTTGCGTCCAGTTACCCGAGTCAACGAAACAGCGGCGCGGCACGTCAGGCTTAAACGCGGGGCCCGCCCATGTCTGTTTGCGTTGCGCGTCTAAATCTTTCCACACTTGCAATTTTGACGGGTCGCCGGGCAATTTACCCTTTGCGATCCGCACGCCAACGCCGCCGCGCCCCCAGGCGTAAACGGCCCATTC